TGCTTTGACGGCCTGCATCAAAGCGGTCTGGGTTTGTTCTTTCCGGGTCAGGGCTTTCAGGATACGTTCGTCAATCGTACCTTTGGTGATGAGATGTTGAATGACAACCGTTTCGGATTGCTGCCCCTGCCGCCACAGTCTGGCGTTGGTCTGCTGGTAGAGTTCCAGACTCCAGGTCAGTCCGAACCAAATCAGGTGAGAACCGCCTGCCTGCAAATTCAAGCCATGACCAGCAGATGCTGGGTGAATTAGACCAACTTGCAGCCCTTGGGCGTTCCAGTTCCGAATACTGTCAGAGGACTGGATTTCCTGATAGGAAACATTCAGCTTTCGCAGTCGCTCTTGAATCCGCTCCAAATCATGCTTGAACCAATACGCCACCAGAACGGGCTTGCCGTTGGCTGCCTCTATCAAATCTTCCAGTGCATCCAGCTTTCGGCTGTGAATGGGAATCACCGCTCCGGTATCGTCATACACCGCCCCATTCGCCAGTTGGGAAAGTTTGTTGGATAGACTCGCAGCATTATTGGCGGTAATCTCGCCATCCGGCAAGTCTAACACCAATTCCTGTTTCAATTGCTGATATCGTTCTCTTTCTTGCTTAGAAAGACGAACTGGAACTTCTGTCAACAAAAGTTCTGGCATTTGCAAATAATCAATCGCTTTCATGGAAATGGTGATGTCTGAAATTTTATCATAGATTTGTTTCTCTGCCTGCGGCAATGGCTTGTAAGAATAAACCACCATCCCATTTCGTTTATCCGGCTGAAAATAGGCTGTTCGATATTGTCCAATAAATCTTCCAAGTCGCTGTCCCATATCCAGCAAACGAAATTCCGCCCATAAATCCATCAAACCATTACTGGACGGTGTTCCCGTTAAGCCAACAATGCGTTTCACCTTTGGTCGAACTTTCATCAGTGCCTTGAATCGTTTCGTCTGATGATTCTTAAAACCGGATAACTCATCAATCACCAGCATATCGAAGTCAAACGGAATATGGCTTTCCTCTACCAGCCAACTGATATTCTCACGATTCAGAATGCAAATATCCGTCTTTGCATGCAGGGCTTGTCTGCGTTCTGCGGATGTCCCAACGGCTACCCGGTATTTCAGATGCTTCAAATGTTCCCACTTTTCAATTTCTGCTGACCAAGTATCCCGTGCCACACGAAGGGGTGCAATCACTAAAACACGGCGGATTTCAAAACGGTCAAACAACAACTCGTTGATTGCTGTCAATGTTGTGACCGTCTTCCCTAACCCCATATCCAGAAGAAGTGCTGCCACAGGATGCTCCGTCAAAAACTGAATTGCATACTGCTGATAGTCGTGCGGAATGAACTTCACAGTGTTTCACCTCCGACTTCATCCAAAATGGGGCAGATTTGTTCCAGACTATCCAGACAATACACGGAAAAGCCAACACGCTCAAGCTGTTGTTTTCTCCGGATTTGTAAGGCTCGCAGCTTCTTACCGGGAGCCTTTACTTCTACAAACGCAATTTTTCCACCTGGCATCAATACGATTCGATCCGGCACGCCATCCGTTCCCGGGCTTGTAAATTTCCAGCAAAGCCCTCCTCTGGACTGCACCTTTTGCACGAATCGGCTTTCAATCATTTTTTCACGCATTTTAGCCCTCTTTTCAAGTTTTTTCTTTTCCGGGGTGCTGGTCGATTAAGGTCAATATATAAAACCCCTTTTAGGCTGAAAATTTGGTAAAAATTACCTATAGTAAAAATTTACGAAATGACCCTCTCCGACCGTCACCCCCGCCCATTATTCTAAAAATTCTGACTTGATTTTTAAGCCATAAACGATGACACCTTTCTTGGTTCTCTTTCGTTCAAACCCTGCATTTTCCAAACCCGTATAAAAGTCTGTCGTGCTTCTGGTATACTCTCCATTTCTGGAACAATACGAACGATACTCCTGATACAATTCGCCTGATTTTTGCTGGTAGGTCTTATCTACATCACAGCAGTCTTCCAGAAATGCCGACATCCAGTCGTTGCTTTCCCGATATGCGTGGATTGCTTTTTTGACGCACTGTGGAACTTCCAGTTTGAATTGTCGGTCAATAACTTGTTTCGCTCCCTCCATCACCCAAGACAGAATTGCTCCGCCAGCGTGTTCGACCAGATAATCTGCAAAATTCTTGATGTCAGATTTCCCCTCCAGCTTTGCCAGAAACGGGATCACAATCAATCTCCGCCATGTTCCGGCATCATTCGCACCGACTCTCGGCAGATGATTCGTGTATAGCACCAGTGTATGAGCAGGTGTATAGCGGAACGGGTCTTTGTATTTCTTCTCTGCTTGGATTTCATCCGTGGAACAAAGCTGCTTGATGACCGCAGTATTCAATCGCATTCCTTCTTCCAGTTCTGCTGCAATGACCAGCCGTTTGCCCTTGAGTTCTGCCATTTCCGGCTTTACATTTCGCTTGCAGCCGACCGTCAATGCATCTGCGGACATTGTTCCGCTGTAACTTCCAAGCACCCGTGAAATTGCATTCCAGAAGGTGGACTTGCCGTTGCTGCCTTCGCCATAGGCAATAATCAATGCCTCTTGATACACTTTTCCAATCGCACAAAGCCCGCAGATTTGCTGCACATAATCCGTTAAACTTTGATCGCCGCAGAAAAAGCAATGCAAGGCATCTTTCCAAATTTCTTCCCCCACGTTGTTCGGCGAAACAGCGGTCATTTTTGTGAGGTAATCCTCCGGATTGTGCGGTCTTCCGCCATGCACGCCTTTCTGCAAGTCATAGGTTGCTGTTGGTGTGTTTAGCAAGAATTCCTGACTGTCAAAATCAGCAATATCTTTCAGCAGCATTGGCTTGGCAGCCTGTAAAGCCGAAGAGATGTACTTCATATCTCTGCGTTTCATGACGAAAGTTCGGTAAGTCAGGGCAGAACGATATTCGATGTACGCTTTTCTGCTGACGTCATCCACGGCTTTTTCCAGCACCTTTCCGCCCTTGGAAATTGTTTCAGCATCTACTCCGCTGTCCAGCAGCATCTTGTGTGTCATTTCCAGCGTTCGTTCTGCTTCTTCCAGCTGCTTGTCCAGAAATGCTTCGCATCTGCCAACAGCAGTCTGTTTCGATTCTACCCAGTGTGTTTGCAAATAGCATAAGTATTCGGTTGCATCTGTATAGGCAAGTTCGCCTTGTACCTGTTCTGCAAAAACTTTTGCTTGCCCAATATCGGAATAATCCTCCGGTCGCAGGCTATACATCTGCCCGTATAACTCCGGAGCAATATATCCGTCCTGTTTGGATACTCGCTTTCCGAAATTTTTTGCACTCTGCCAAATCATGTGCAGTTCTGATTCCGCCAATGGTGGGTTGCACTTTTCTGCTGCCTTTTGAAACAATTGATACGCTGCCTCTGTATTGCCATAACGCTTGATCAGTTTCCCAGCGATATGACTCATTGTGCTGTTTCTGGAGCCTTCTTGGATTAATTCCGTCTGAGCATCCCATTCTGCAAAAGCATCTTTTTCAAAAAATTCAGCAAGCGTCAGATTGCCTTGATACCATTCCACTTTTGGATTCTCCACACCAAAAAAGAAATGTGCCTCGTCCAGTGCCTTTTCATCGAAATAGGGAAACTGTTCCAGAACCTGTTTTTTCAAATTCTGTCGTTCTGTTACGGACATCCCTTTTTCTGCTTCAAAATAGACATGAAACTTAGGACGTGCGATTCTGTTTCCCTTGTTTTTCATGTGATTTCTGCTATAGGCAACTGCGAATGCTACGTCTGGAAATGTCAATGCCAGTTCCAAAGGTGTAACCCAATCTTCTGGGTTTTCAGAATGTCTATTGTCGCAGTCAAACATCAGGCAATCGCTTTCTATGAAGTTTGCATTGCTTCTTTTATCATCCGTAAATTTCGCAGAAACATGGTCAGATTGCACCGCAGACTTCAAACTTTCCTCGTCAATTACCTCTACATCATTCGGATATTTGATATTTTTTGCGTTTTCACGACAAGTAGCAGTATAAAGCGTAAATTTCATTTCTTTGCCTCCAGTTCTGCAATCAGCGTATTTGTCTGACTCATAATTCCACACACTTGCTTTTGTATATCACGCAAAGAGTCCATAGTAATTACATCTCCAGACTGTTTGCCATCTTGCCCAGTTAATAGATAATCTGTCGACACGCAAAAGTAATCCGCCATTTTTAGCAAAATTTTCGGTGAGGGAGCAGTTTCACCTTTTAGGTACAGAGAGACTGTTTGCGGTCGAACTCCAACGTGTTCAGCCAGTTCTTTTTGTGTAATTCTTCTGCGGTACGTTGGATGGCACGCCATCAATTTTTGCAGCATTTGTGGGAATTGATACATTACTCTATTTCCTCCAGTTCTTCTGTAAAATACCGAATGGTCATATGTCGCCGCTTCGCCCATTTGATTTCCTGCTGCATACCCTCCGACCGCACAGAACCAAACACCCACAGCTGGGCACACTTTGACAGCAGTACCAAATTCATGAACATCGCTGTCTGACGATCTTCGCCCAGACTGTCATCCATGAATTGCGGAAACAGCAAGTGGGGAGCGATAGGGACATAGTGGGTATCTACTGCAAAGCGGCTGTATCGTCTGGCGTTTTCGATGTTGTCGTTGATGCAGCCGTAGGAATAGGGAGAACAAATGTATACCAGCGGTCGATAAGCGGCAGCCTTTTTCGCCCTGCGTTCCTCTCGTTCAATACGGCTCAGTGCCTCATAAGCAGTGAGATCAATGTACCCTTCGGCATTATACCGATTCATGCAATACTCCTTTCAGCCGTTTCTGTGTGCAAGCATCACAGTAAATAGCACTGCTGAAAATGTCAAAGTTTTCTGCTGTCCAGAAAACACTCAGATCCACTGGTACTTCTGTACCGCACTGTGGGCAATGGCAGTATACGTTTTCGTTGCTGATCTCCACGGAGATACTGGCTGTGCCATTCAGATTTTCTTTGATGTAAAACATATGGAATCCTCCTAATCTTTCTTGTAAAAACTGCATTCATATCCGTCTGCCCGAAGCAGCAGTCCCTTTGCCCAGTCTGGCGTTATCGCCATCTGCTGACAGATCTCATCCAGCTTTGTATCTTTCGGGCATTCGATGATCATTTCATCGTGAATATGACCGACAATGAAGTATTGTGATAGCGTTTGCATGGAATAGAAGAGCAGATCTCGTGCGGTTGCCTGAACAATGTTTTCGACCAGCTTGCCGGAGTAGGTTTCCAGCCGCTCCCATTTGCGGTTTGTGCCGATGCCCTCATAGGTGATAGAATCACCGCCGAAGCGGTTTTCACCGATGCGTGGCTTGACATATGCCAACCGTCTGCCGGACAGCAGTTTGATAAACAGAAAACCAGATTCATAAGAGAAGTGAATGCCGTGGGTCTCTGTTTCGGTTTTATCCCGCACAGCTTTGATGGCAGCATTTTCTACATCCCACCACAACTGCACAATGTGTGGAGAAGCAGTTCGCCAGTCCGTCACAATTTGTTTCAGTTCCGTATCAGACATTCCCGATCCACCCATGGCTTTCATTGCTCCGACCGAGCCGCCGTAGCCACACGCCAATTCTGCGACCTTACCTTTCTGCCGAAGGTGTCCGTTGATGCCATGCTTGACTACTGGCACGCCGAAAATCTTAGATGCTGATGCACAGTAGATGTCTTTGCCCTCCGCAAACGCCTGCATTCGCCACGTTTCTCCGGCAAGCCATGCAATCACTCTGGCTTCAATGGCAGAGAAGTCGGCAACAAGGAACTGATAACCGGGTTTTGGAATAAAAGCAGTACGAATCAGCTGTGAGAGCGTGTCCGGAACGTCTTCATACAGCAGTTCTACTGTTTCTAAATCACCAGACTTCACAAGCTCCCGTGCTTCTTCCAAATCGGGAAGATGATTCTGTGGCAGGTTTTGCAGCTGAATGATACGACCAGCCTCTCGGCCTGTGCGATTTGCACCATAGAACTGAAACATGCCTCTTGCACGACCATCCGAACAGACGGCGTTCTGCATGGCCTGATACTTTTTGACCGAGGATTTTGATACTTGTTGTCGCAGTAACAACACCTCTTGCAAGTCCGGCGGAGCGGTTTTCAGCTGTTCCTGTACTTCTTTTTTTCCCAACGATTCTAACTCCAGTCCATGTTCCGCCAGCCATTGTTTCATTTGCTGAACAGAGTTCGGATTGTCCAAGTCGGTCAGATTTTTCAGTAGATGCAATAGCTTGTCCTTTGTCAATGTGTCCATACGAATTGCTTGCTGCACCAGCTGCAAATCCAGTTGTATTCCTCGATCGTTGATGGACTGGTCAAGGGCATACTCCTGCCAGACAAATTCCGGCACAGGGAACCGAGCAATTTTTTGTTCAATCGCTTGTTCCGTTTCCACATCCCGTTTGTTGTATGCCCGAAAGACGTTCCATTTCTCCGGAGAATCGGCAGGCGTATGAAATTGTGGAACGCCGTTCACCGTGTCATATGGTACGCAGAAATAGCGAATCAGGGCTTTCCCCTCGGACATTTTTTGTTGCTGTAACTGTAGCACTGCCCCCACGCCGGCAAGGCTCAGCGGCAAGCCCAGATAGGCAGCCGCCACCATCGTGCATCGCCATGCGTTCGGGCTGAGGTAGTTGCCGCAGGCATCCTCCGGCAATCCATAGGAAATGAAGCATTCCGGATAGTTTCGCCGCAGCCAGACCGACAGGCAGACCCGTTCAAAGCTGGCGTTGAAGGCGTGCTTCTGAATGCGGTCATCCGTCAGAGCGTTGAGGATTTCTTCCGGCAGCTGTTCGCCGCAGGCAAGGTCAACTACCTTCACTGGGGCATCGTCCACGGAATATGCAAAAAGCAGAATATCAAAATACGGGGAATCCGCATAGCGGTAAACCCCGGCTTTTGTAATATCCACATCACTTTTTGTTTCTAAGTCAATCATCAATTTTTGCATTGTTACACCTATTACCCACCCGAACAGATACTCCGTCAGTCGCCCACCCGACATTTTTGCTTACTTGTGATTCTTGAAATGATCAATCAGTGCAGCAACGGAAATTGCTGCCCAACAGAACATTGAAATGCACCAAAGAACCGCAATAACAACGGAAAGAATTGCCTCCATTTTTCTCACTGTCCTTATTACTAAATTGCCATTTTAGTTAATCAAGGAAATCGTCACTTTCAAGAGCATCGAAATCATCAGCAGCATTGGTATGTCCACTAAGCGGTTCACCATCCCGTACCTTCTGAATATTGCCCAAACCGCAGGCAATGCCCTTATTTCCGTTGCTGTTAAACGCATAGAATGTTACTGCAACTCTTGCATAGCAGCCACTGTAGACCTCATTCTGATCGAGAATCGGCTGTACCTGCTGGTCAACGATCTGCGGAGGAGTAGTGCTATTTGCATTGACAAAATAGCAGTCTTTGTACACTTCATCCTCCGGACGTTCTGCATCGCCATCTCTCAGCGGCAACTTCAGAGCAGCCTTACTCGGCTTCTTTCCTCCGAACTTTCCAATGCCATCTTCAATGGCAGCATCAATTGCAGTCTGAATTTTTGCAAGAGTTGCCTTATCAGACTTCGGAATCAGCAAGGAAACACTATACTTTGCGGCACTGCCGTTGATGAATTTCGGTTCCCAGATGTTTGCGTAACTCAAACGCACAGTTCCTGTAATCACTTTTGTTTTTCTTCCGTTTGCCATTTATTTTTCCTCCTGTATTGTTTCAAAATCTTTTTCTGCGGAATTCCAAGTCGGTCGCTTGTCCGAAATTGGTACAAGTGCAGGCTTACCCGGCGGTTTGTATGTGAAATCCCCAAGAATTTCATCAAACTTTTTCTTTCCGCCAGGCAGCTTTGTCATTGCGGTAATTCCCAGCAGTTCCGGTTCATTGTATGGATTTTTCCCATAGGACTTGACCTTTTCAATGACTTTTGCCTCATCGGTATACTTTCGATTCGACCGACCTTCCACAACTTTGTACCCATTCCACTGTTTGCCGGAAATTGCTCGCTGCAAAGCATATTCCTTGATATCGGATGCCCATGAAACCAATTGATCGGCTTTTTCCAATACTGCCTCGATTTCAGTATCCACCAGCATTTCCGGGGGAGCAAAGTCATACTGTGCCAGCTGAAGATTGTATTCTGCACGTTTTCGGCAAGTTGCCTTCACTTTACAAAACCGACAGTGTTCACCAGCACAGAAATCTCCCTCGCCTTTGGATGCAAGTTCTGCTTTCGTTTTCAATTCTGTTTCTGCCCAATGCAACAGTTCAGAAATAGGCATAACGCATTCACTAACGCTCTGGATTCTCGGCTGAAAAATCACCATTCGGATTTCTGCAATGTCATAAAGGGCATCAAATAGCTGCAATGCACCCAGAGCATACAGCATCATCTGCGAGTTGTGATCAGCAGATACTGCTACGCCCTTACCATACTTAAAGTCAATGACAGTCAGGACATCATCTGCAACAATCACACAGTCGCCCGTACCAAAACCGCTGGGAACATATCGGCTGAAATCCAAACGCTGTTCCACTAAAACAATCGGTTCTTGCAGATTTGCCAACTGTTCGGCAATGTACTGAGCATAGCTGTCCGTGCAGTCTTCCATTTCTGCATCGTAGAAGTCTAAGTTCTCCGTGGGATTAGATGCCGGATTGCCAAGCAGCTTTTGCACTTTGTACTCTGCCAACTCGTGGGCACACGTGCCTTCCAGGGCGTAGTCTGTCACGGTATCCGGCAGGGCAGCACAAAGCTGTGCGGATGGCGGACACGCCAGCCAACGAGCACTGGATGAAGCAGAAAGCACTGCGTGTAAACGGTTTGCATGATCGTTAAGTTCCAATCTGCTTCGCCTCCTCTAACAAGACCGCATATTCTTCGGGAGAAACACCAGACAGCTTTGATGCCCCGTGTTTCTGAAGCAATGCCTTTACTGAATCTGTAAAACCAGAACGTGACTTTTCTGCCAGTACCGCTCGAATCTCAGAAATAGAAACTGCCTGCGTATCTTTCACAGACACCGGCTTCTGTACAGCCTCCGTATTGCCTTCTTCCGGCGGATATACCTGCTCAAATGTCTGGACTTCCCGTTCTGTCATGGTTTCCGCCATAGTTTCCAATTTGTCTGCCAATTGACGGATTACATGAATCACATCCAGTAATGTTGTAGGTTCTCTACTCATTTTCTTTGACCTTCTTTCTTAGCATTTTTGATGGGAATTAGAAACACGCCATCATGCACCACCTCCTTCCATAAATGCAGTCGAAAAAATCAGCATAAAATCGAACCCCATCAGTAGAAAAATCAAAATTTTTTCTTGATTTGGGCTTTGATTTTCATCATACGATGCCGAATTGCCGTTTCCGATACGCCTTCTTCTCTTGCTACCTGTGTCATAGGATTTCCTTCCACGACCACTCTGCGATAGGTATCCTGCTGCTTCGGCGTAAGACTGGACACAACCTCATGCAAACGCTGGATTTCCAAAGATTCCACTTCAGTATCGACAGGTTTTGCACAATGTTCTTTCACCTTTCGCTGTTTCAGATTACGATACACCTCACGGTCATCCAACTTGTGCAAAAAGCCGATGATTTCAGGGCTTACACCCTGTTCTCCCGGATGCAGCACAGCGACTGTTCCATCTGCAAAGCGATAGACATAAACAGATCTGGCTGCTGTTCTTGTTTTACGAAATTTCATATACATATACATGACTCCTTTCTGATTGATAGAAGTCAGCTTGCAAAAAAACTCAAGTGAAGTCAAGTATATGAAACAAAAATAGCCGAACAGCATATAAAACAGTCGTCTCATATACTATCCGGCTATTTGGTAGTCAAATCACTCCGTTGCTCGGTATATTATCTATCTCTTATCAGCCATGCACATCTCAGATCTGCAGGAAACTTTCACGATGTTCCGGCAGTTTGGGCATTTCAGTTCAATAATCACTGGAATTTTAGGTAGCACAGAAATATCAAAGGCACGTTTCCCACATCTCGGACACTTCATCTTATACACCTGCTCACACCTCCAATATCAGTTCACTGTATGGCAGTGATTCTGCCCACTTGTAAAATCCAAACCACTCATCCAGCTTATGATGTTTTCTTGCTTGACAAGCGTTTCGCAATACTTCGTAGTTTAGTACTACGGTTCTACGTTGATTATAACTGGACGGGAGCAGCTGAATCATTTGCCACCAGTAAATATTCTTTTTAGTTTCCAGATATGTTTCTCGTGCCTTGTTGAGGGCTTTAATCGTGTACATAAAATCTTTGAGAAATTCTGTTCCTTCTTCAGCACCATTAAACAGATGTTCGCACGAAAAGTCATCCAATGTAAATTCTTGCTCTGCAATTTTATGCATTGTAGAGCAAGAATCAGTAACCGTTCCGACTTTGTACGTATCAAACTGTTTCCACCAATAAAGAGGGGCAATTATATCACAACTTACTGTAATCATTCGCATAAACTTCCGATGATCAGTACCTGCCTTGACTAATTTTTGCATTAAAGCCATATCGTTATCCCCAATACAAAACGGATTTTTTCCCAAATCGCTCCATGCCCAGCCACAATGAGAGCAACCCAAATTGTTGCATTTGGTTGTTATGGGTTCCTTGCAATAGCAACTATCCGACTTTTCCCAACTATTCATCGGATTTCGCATTCCCCGTATGGCCGCTTCCCATCCATACACCTCTGTGTTTTCGACTTTTATCATGCCAATCCCTCCATAAATGCCGCCATGACTGCCCTTGCCACGGCATCCGCTGTTTCATCAAATTGAATCAAACACCGCTTGAACAATTCAGTCTTGAAAGATGCCATTGTGCGATCATCCATTGCACCTTTTTCCCGCAGTTCCAAAAGTTGCTCGTTTGTAAGCATTGACCATAACAGTTCTAATGTTTCATCGCTCATTTTCAATTACTCCTTTTCGTATCTAATTATATTTGCTTCATTCTTGCTCCACAGTCTGGGCAATACTTCCACCGCCGATATTCTTTCGGGAAACCACGTCTGCATTTTGAGCAGCAAACGCCGCCGTTGGGAATGCTTTCAATAAAACCATGTTCAAGCCGTTTAAGGTCACAAGATTCCCAACACGCAGAATCTTCCACGCTCTTTAGATTTTTGCAGAGTTTTATGAAATCCGCCTTACTTTTTTCTTTCAGCATTTCATCTGATAGCTCATGCGTCAATATAGGTCTTCCCATCAATTCTCTTGCATAGGCATATACATATTTTCGGTCATCACCAGTTAGCATACAAATTCCCGTATAGAGCTCAATGATAGCCGCTTCACGTTTCGTCATCGCTTGCCTCCTGATTTAACTCCATCAGTTTTTCCATGTACCACTCCGCCTTTTCAATATCCTCTGAGCCATTCTTCCGATCTGCACGAAAACGATATTTATATACGTTGCACATACAAAAGCACCGTACAGCATCCATGCCAAACAAAGCAATCATCTCGTCAATACACTCATACTTACCTTGATAGTGAACCGGATGATTCACATTGTCTGGTGCTTTCTCTATTGGAATACTCTCTTCTGTATTTTCTAACGGGATGAAACAGTCATACTTACCCGAAAGATTTATACAACGCCTGCACGGCTCCGCTGCTGTTCCTTGTTTACAAAATTGACAATTCAAACAAATAGCACGCATTTTTCAATCATCGCCTTTCAGTTCTTTCTGACAGAAATCAGAACAGCATATCCCTTCATCTGTTATCTGTATTGTTTTCTGCCCTGTATTCTCGCAAACAATGCCACCCTGTTTCTGCGTAATAACCGCAGCAGGTGTCCGGATGACTCTTGTGTTTTTGGACTGGTTTGCATATTTGCAGTTTACACAATCGTTCATTCTGCCTGTCCCCATTCAAAAATTTCTCCAGTTGGTTTCTCATTGCTCCACCGCAATTTTCCATCTCTTGTTGCAAACCAGATATTTTCTTTCGGAATCATTCCGAAAATCCCATACAACGCTTTTTCAATCTCACTTGCATTGTTAAAGTCACGAAATACATTCAACTCTGTCGGACGATCTCCGGTTCGATCTGTCAAATGATGCTCTTCGCAAGCCTGCAAAAAGGCATCAGTGTTAGAACTGTTCGTCTGTACCCATACGTCACCGGAAATAAACCTGTCCCAATCAAAAGCCGTTTCCGGTGCAGAACCCATACAATCAAGCAGCCGCTCCAAAGCCAATTTTGCACCAAAGGCAAAATCAAAAGCATCCTCCGGACAGCACCTTGCAATGCTTGCGTTTACTTTCTTGCCGTTAACATACTGTGTAGCCATCACTGCGTTCCCATTTTGCAAAATGACAACCTTTGTTTCTTTTTCAATCTTCATTATTTTTGCTCCTTTCATTGAACGGTTGAGGCAGTGACATCCAAGCCAACACCTCATAATTTTCGTCTTCATCAGTTATTTCAAGAATCTTTGAGTAATCCCAAAACTGCCAGTAGTTATTGCCACGCTGCCCATAGTATGTATTACTAAAATCCGTGCATCTGTTTCGGACCGTTATCAATACTTCAGTAAACAGCTTCGGAAGGGAATCTCTCACGCTTATCCAGCCCAATCTTCTATCCCTCCATATATGCCATACTTTTTTCGCAGATCATTGCAGTACCTTTTCAAATCGATGGCATTCATCGTCAATGCAGCGTAGTACGGCGTAAGAATTTCACGCTCAATCGATCGAATTCTACCGATAGATTCCGGACTACCGTCATACTTTTCCAATGCTCTCCGATAAGCAGAGAATTCACTTCTCAGAATTTCTGCAGCCAAGCGAACATATCCATTGTCAACGGAACCACAGCTTTCCTTTGGGTCACAGTTGACGGGAGTTTCAATTCTCTCACGTTTTAGTTTCTCACGATACTGTTTTTGGTAGGAAAGTACCTCTTTCCGTCTCTGCTGGTATCGTTCTTTGCTACGTTCAGATCTGCAAGCTGCACAAATACGATGAATTTTTCTCCGTTCACCAGTTTGTTTGTTGCGGTCAACAAACTCCCAGAGTGGTTTTTCTGCACCGCATTGTCTACAGATTCTATTCATGTTGTAACCGCCTTTCTGCCATTACAGCAGTTCCTTATCCAAATCAATACCATACTTTTCTTTCAAGTATGTAAGACAGTCCAGCGTAGAATACTGATGGTTCAAAATCCCGACCCCGTCCATTAGCTTGAAATGGTCTTTTACGCCATCCAAAACAGACCGCAGTCGCTTTTCTCCAAATCCAAACTCTTTATTGAGTTCCACCATACAAACGGACATAAACTGGGGAAGAACATCTTGAATTACCGATTCATAAATCTGATCTTTCTTTTTCTGATATTCTTCCTCAACCCTTTGACGGATTTCGCTTTCTCCGATTGTGATAAGCCTTGCTTTCATTGTCCTTACGCTCCTGTTCCATTCTGCCAAGTTCCCGGTTCAGCTTATAGTCAATCATACTGTTCAGTGCATCACCGTAGCCATCTCGGACAAGGTAAATGCGGATTTGTTCCAAGGTAATCAGCAAATCGCCGGTTTCCTCCACGAGATGATTCATTTGCAGCGAATTTCCGGGATACCGTTTGATTTTCTGAACTGCTTGAATGAACTCTGCTGCCTCCTCAACAGTCTGCTCCAGTTGCCTTTCAAAAGTTCTGGCATCCGTTATTTTTGCAATCACGTGCATCTGTTCCGTTGTCATTTTTATTCATTCCTTTTCTGAGTTCTTGATACTGTTTGGCATAAGCCTTTCTCCGAATCCTCATACAAGCACCGCAAAACCTGCGGTCAGCTTTCACATGAATCAGAGGCTTGCCACACATTTCGCACCGTTTATCCGCCATTACATACGCTCCGGATTCAGTTTCTGCACGATTCCACCAGTGAATCGATTGACAAGCGTAATGTAATCTGAAGCCGAATTCCATCTCGCTACAAACCACTCGTTCGGATCAAGATGCAATTTCTGATACATAATGATTTTTTGCCTGCGTGTTGGTTTCTTTGATTTCAT